TAACTCTCCATATACATCTGATCTAGTTGCTGTAACTATTCTAATAGTAAAAGCCCATCTTTGATTGTCTATTTGTCTAGCAAGTTTCTTACCAGATACACTTTTTGAAATAATAGTTTTTTGAATAGACTTTATTCCTAAAGATTGAAATTTAGCAGAAGATATTGGAAAAGCACCTGACATTATATTAAACTTTTAGCACCTCTCTCATTAACAGCATTATTAATTAGTTGAGTTATTGCACCTCTTGATCTAATCAGTAATTCTTCAAAGCCAGAAGCGTCAACTGTATTAATGTTAAAATTAACTGTAGTAGCACCACCATTTCCTGTGCCTCTAGCATTTTGTGTGATTTGTCCTGTTGAGTTAGGAACAAATAATTCTGCACCACGTTCTCCAACAATAGTTGGTTGTCCTTTTCTAACAGACCCACCACTAGCAAACATCTTTAATGGGTTTCCACTTCCACCACCACCACCACCACCGACAGCATTTAAAATCATTTGTAAAGCGATTTGTCTTTTTATATTTGTATTTTGTTTTCTAATAAGGTTATCTTTTTCAGCTTGTTGATCTTTATCTTCTTTATTTAATATTTTTTGTATTCCTAGCAACACAATGTATTCTATTTGTTGTGCGATAATATTAACTAAAACATTCTGAGCAATTTGTTTTAATGTTTGGGCAAAGTTTTTCCCCATAACAAAAGTTTCTGCCATTGCTCTAGACATTTTTTGCACTCCATCAACAATACCATTTTTAATTGTTATGTGAATATTTTCAAAACTCTCTTTCATAATTTTAATACGTTTATTCACATCATCTTTTAAGACCTCTCCTATTTTTTGGAATATGTTTTTTTGTTTTATGATTTCATTTGTTGCTTCTTCTAATTTACCTTTATCAATAACTATTGGATCAGTTTCAGGTAAAGGTATTCCTAATACATCTCTTAATTTTACATACAAATCATAAGACACACCTATTGCTCTGTTTAAAGTTTCTAAAAGTCCTGTAACTTTATCAACTGCAAATGCTAATGCTTCTCCTAAAGTTGTAATTACAGGGTCTAACGCTTTTAAAGTTTCTGCAAGTGTATTATTCATTTTAGTTAAAGCACCACTAAAACCAGCTTGTCCTATGTCGTCCATAGCACCTCTAAAAGCAATTCCTAAATTAGAAGATGAAGTTGATAAGTTATCTAATTTTTCTTGTGTAGCACCAGCAAACGCTTTATCGAAACCTACTTCTAATGCAGTTAATATTTTTCTAGCACCCTCTGTTGTTTGACCAAATTTAGCAATTTCTAATCTAGTAATACCTAATTGTTCTTCTAATATTTTAAATACAGGAACACCTCTATCTGCGATTTGGTTAAGTTCTTCTAAACCTAGTCCACCTTGAATACCTCTAGAGAAAACTCTAGTCATTGCATCTAGCGTTCCTAATTGATCTGTCGTTACAGCAGATGTATCAGTGAACATTCTTAAAAGTTTTTCAGTAGGTGCAATTCCTGAAGCCTTTAGTGTTATGAATGAAGTTGTTAATTGTTCTACACTAAATTGTGATTTAAGTGCAAACTTTGTTATAAAGTCAAATGCTTCTGCACCTTGTTTAACACCCCCTGTTACTGACGAAAGTGAATCTCTTAAATCTTCAAAGTTTGAACCTATGTTTGCAATACCTCTTAAAGCAACAGCACCACCTAAACCTATAAACGCACCCTTTAAACTAAATACAGCATTTTTAATTGAAGCAAGTCCACCTTTAACAGATCGTAACGCACCTTTAGTCTTATCTTGTGCTAATATGTTAATTTTTAAATTTGCCATTATCTATGTTTGCTCTTTGTTATTTCAGCTTCTTGTTCCTCTTGTTCTAAAAGCATAAACCCTAACCAATGATTATACTCCCAAACTTCCATTTTGAGAAGTTCAGATAAAGTTATTTTTAGCCTATCTGCAACGATAAGTAAATTTTTTAATTCTATGGAATTTTTTAGTTTTTTTTTACTTGCTCTGGAGTAATAGCTTGTACCATAGCTGACGATATTTTCGAAAGAATATCAGAATCTACTTTATACATTAGTGCTAGTTTATCTTCTGCCTTGAACACTTTCTTGCCATCTTTATCTAAAGACTTCATAACAACAATGTCTGCAAGAATACTTACATCATTCAAGTTATCAGACTTTTTGAATAAAGTATTTTTTTCAGAAAGATTTATAGGATTCCAATACAATATCGTTGCATTGCCATGTTCGTCTTTCCATTCAGGTACTTCAATAGATTGAACACCTAAAGATTCAAAGTGCGATTTCGCAATATCAATAACTGACATAAATTAGATTATACAGTTCCTATTGTAAGAGCACCCGTTCCTTGAAAAGTTACGTTTCTAGAAATTACTGCGTCCATTGAGTTTGTAACTGACATTCCTGTAACTACTCCTGTGCCAGCAAAACTTCTGTCGCCACTTGCATTACCCTCTGGGAGTAATATAAATGAGATTGAAGCACCAGCAACTAAAGTTGTTTGAGGTGTATCTGTTTCATCAAAGTTCATTTCTAAAGTTCCTGAAAATGAAGTTCTTCCTGCTAAAAACGATTTTGTTGCGTCTGTTAAAGCTGTATCCTCAACTACGTCTGCTGAAGTTTCTAGTGTAAAGCCTGTTAGTTCTCCAACAGCTGTTCCACCAGCAGTTACAACTCCTTCTTTTCCGTGATGTGTTGCCATTTTGTTTCCTTTTTACTTTTAGATTGTTGTTGTTTTTCTTGCTTATACCCTAGACTTAAAAAATGTTCAAGATTAGATTCATTAATAACTATCTCTGAATTACCTTTATATAATTTAATATCTTTAGCCATAAGACCTTTTACTATTTATCTTCTTCTTCGTCAAGATCATTGAACTCATCAAGTTCAGGAAATTGCTCTATATCTTCGTTACTTTCATCTTCTTTAAAGTTGTCTATTTTCTTTCTAGCGTCCATACATAATAGAGATATTTCATCTACTAATTTTTCTATATCGTCTAATTTGTTTTCAACTTGATCTATTACTTTATTTGCTTTAGCCATTATGGTGTACCTGATTGATATTCATACATACATCTAATTGTCATTCTTATTCCACCAACAGGAAACAAACTACCCTCGTCAGTTTCTACTTGAATAACTTCTGTATCTAATGCGTTGTTGCTTCTCGTAGGGTCAGTTTCTAAAGCTGTTTCAATAGCAGTAATTAATTCATTTCTTGCTGTATCAATATTTGATTCTGCACCTTTAACAAAACCTAGTATAACAAAATCAATCGTACCTATTCTTGTTTTAGCACCACTACCCATCTCTGAATCATCTCTGTTTTCTTCAGACGTTTGAACTATGACTGCTGGATATTGTTGTGCAGATAGTTCGTCAATAATAAAAGGTTGTCTTGTAGCTTTTCTAATATCTGGACTAGATATATTAGATATTACTGTTAATAAATTACTTGCTATGTTTTCTCTTACACTCATATTCTTGCTCTTTTTAATTCTTTTTCAATAAATTGATTGAATGATTTGTTTATAATCTTTTCTGTTCTATTATTAAAGCCAAAAAATTCTCTTTTAGGACTATTAACTACTTGATTCCATAAAGCTTTATTTCTTTCTTCTGCTCTAGCAAAACCAAGTGTAATTTTATGTTTTCCTGTTTTAGTTATTGCTTTATTGGGCGTTAAAGCACCTAACATCTTTCCTGAATACCATAAATCAACATTAGTTTCTTTACCCTCTTTTTGTAATTTTTTTAAATAACCCTCGCTATAAGGTGCAAAAGGTTTGCTGTTAAAATCAATTCCTTTTTGTGTTTTAGTTCTAATAATTTTTAATAATTGAAAACCAGCTTGTTTAACACCTTTGTCTATTGCTCTTTCTAATGCACTTTCAAATTTATTAACTTTTCTAATAACTTGTTTAGAATTAGTTTGAGTTTTGATTACTATACCTTTAGCAAACTCTCCTAGACCTCTTTTGAGTTTATTTATATCGCCTTGTGGTATTTCTGCTTGTTTGATATCTTTTGAAATAAGTTTTCTTACACCAATTCCTGTTGCAACTTTTTTCAGGATTAGTGGTACAGCCATTATCTAACTAGTCTTCTAAACCCATGTAAAGGCTCTCTCTCGTTTGATACAATAGTTCCATCTGCATCTACGTCATATTCTACGCCATCTTCCAATATCATTCTCCATTCGACATTGTATTGACTCATATAATATTCTGCCATTCTTTCAAATCTGTCTTTTTCTGTTTCTGGTCTAAATTTAGTTAACGCTGGTAAATAGAATCTTCCAAGAAATAGATAAACACCAGCACGTTCAAACTGATCTAAATTAACTTTTGTATTAACCATTTCAGCAGTATTCAAAACTGTAATATCTGTAAATATATTTGTTTTATATACAGGCCACCACTCAACTCTTAATGCTCTAAAAATATCGTTAGTAGTTTGTGCTAGAAAATTAGTTGTTTCTGTAGCTGTTGTAGATATACCAAAATCAAACGCATCAGGTTGATATTTTTGAACGTCTGATGTTGTGATAACATCTGCACCTGTATAATTGGCCATTTATCTTCCTATTAAATAAATTATTAATAAAGCTAGTGGAATAGAATACATTGGATTATTTTTTGACTTAATCCAGACCCATTTTGACCATTTTCTAACTTTCAGTTTAATTAGTTTGTTCATCTTTTTTCTTTCGTGCTTTTCTTTTCTTTTTTAAAGGTACTACATTTTCTGCAACAACCTCTTTAACTTCTTTTACAACATCTTGTTCAGGTTTGAAACCTCTAAAATCATACATAACTTTATTAGTTTGATAATCTAATTCGCTTCTAGTGATTGTTTTGTTACCTCTTTTTAAAGTAACCATCTTCTCATTTGATAATACTAATTTAACCATTTTATTCTCCTAAGTTAGTTGCGAGGGCAGTTTCCCACCCTCACAAAGTATCCTATTATTGGATTGATGAATCGTAATGTAACTCAACACCATATGAATCATGGATTTCTCCAACACC